GCTGGTCATGCGCGCCGTCGTCGAGAGCGGCGAGTGCTTCGTCCGGTTTCTGATCGTGCCGCCATCGCCCACCAACCCGATCGGCCTGCGGCTGCAGGTGCTGGAAAGCGACCACCTCGACACGGCGCGCAACGGCATGCTGGACGGCGCGGCCACCATCCAAGGCATCGCCCTCGGCGAGGCCGGCGAGCCGATCGGCTACTGGCTGCACCGGGTGCATCCCGGCGCAGCGTGGATCATGCCAGGCGCCGCCTGGCAGGACAGCGAACGCATTCCGGCCAGCGAGGTGCTGCACGTCTATCGCAAGCGCCGGCCTGGCCAGTTGCGCGACGTCTCCTGGCTGGCTCCAATCCTGCTCCGGCTGCGCGACCTTGGTGACTACGAGGCCGCGCTGCTGATGAAGGCCAAGATCGAGGCCTGCCTCGCCGCAGTGGTGACGGAGGAAGGCGACGAGGCGCTCACCGGCGCCGCTTCCGGTCTGCTCCGCGACGCCCAGGGCCGGGCGGTCGAGAGCTTCGAGCCGGGGATGATCCTGTACCGCCGTGGCATGGGCAGCGTGGAGGTGGTGAATCCCTCGGGGGGCGGGTCGCACGCCGCCTTCGCCCGCAGGGCGTTGGAGGCGGCGGCGGTGGGCGCCGGCCTGACCTATGACCAGGTCTCCGGCGACCTGACGCAGGCCAACTACTCGTCCCTCCGCGCCGGCAAGATCGAGTTCCGCCGCCTCTGCGAGCAGGTGCAGTACGGCATGCTGATCCCGATGCTGGTGCGGCCCGTCGCGGACCGCTTCCACGCCCAGGGCGCGCTGCTCGGCCTGTGGGGTGCGGAGATGCCGGACGGCGTCAGCCACGTTCCGCCGGCGCACGAGATGATCGACCCGCTAAAGGATACCACCGCGCTGATTGCCCAGGTGCGCGCTGGCTTCGTCCCGCAGCCCGAGGCGGCCGGGGCCTTCGGCTACGACTTCCGGGCCGCCGTGGAGATGATCCGCGAGGCCAACGCCCTGCTCGACGAGGCCGGCATCTCGCTCGACACCGACCCGCGCCGGGTCGCGAAGTCCGGCGCAGCGCAGGACGCCGCGCAGATGGCCGCGGTCGAGATTGCCGCCACCGGCGCCGCGGCCCCGCCGCGCGAGATCCCAGCACAGGGCTGACCATGACGGACATCATCGAACCGGGCGGGGGAGACCCCGCACCGGAGCTTGCTGCTGCGCCCATCTTGGCGCAGCGCGCGATTGCCGCGCCTGCCACCGTCGATCGCGCCGCCCGCACCGTCGAGGTGGTCTGGTCCACCGGCGCGCGCGCCCGCAACTACGTCCCCGCCCTCGGCCTCATCAACGAGGAGCTGGAGATGTCGCCGAATGCGGTGCGCATGGACGCGCTGCGCTCGGGCCGCGCCCCGGTACTCGACACCCATCGCCGTGGCGGCGCCCGCGACGTGCTCGGACGCGTGACCGCCGCCCGCCTCGAGCGCGGCCGCGGGTACGCAACGCTGCAGTTCTCCACCGCGGCAGATGTGGAGCCGGTCTGGCAGCGCATCGCCGATGGCACGCTGCGCGCGGTCAGCGTCGGCTATCGCGTGCACCGCTACGAGACGCGGCCCGACGTCGCGACTGGCGAGACCGTCCACCGCGCCGTGGATTGGGAGCCCTTCGAGATCTCCGTCGTGCCGGTCCCGGTGGACCGGGATGCCGCAGTGCGTGGCGAGGCGCATCAGGGCGCGCCTGCCGTCGCTGTCGAACCAGCCCTGTCAGAGGAACTCAGCATGCCCGAGACGACGCCGGAGACCCCGGCAGCCCCGCCCGCGGCGCCGCCCTCCGCCGCGCCGTCCATCCCCTCGCACCAGGAGAACATCGTGAACGCCACCTCTTCCACGACCCCGCCGGTCGAATCCGCCCGGGCCGCGCCCGACATCGACGCCATCCGCGCCGAGGCGCAGCGTGCCGAACGCGAGCGCATCGCGGCCATCGACACCGCCGTCGAGGCCGCGCGCGCTCTGCTGCCGGCCGACCGCATCGCCCCCGTCCGCAGTGAGGCGGTGGAGCGCGGTTGGAGCGGCGAGCAGGTCCGCCGCGCCCTGTTCGATCTTCTGGTCAGCGAGGGGACGCGCCCCTCCATCCCCGCCCGTCCGGAGACCGGCCCTGGCAATGATGACCCTGTCGCTATCCGCGAGGCCATGGCCGAGGCGATCGCCGTCCGCGCCATGCCCGGCTACCAGCCGAAGGGCAATGGGCGTCACGTCGAGTTCCTGGGCTGGCGCCCGTCCGACATGATCCGCGAGCTGCTCGCCCGCAGCGGCGAGCGCCAGATCCCGCGCGAGCCCGCCCGCCTCGCCGAGCGTGCTTTCCACACCACCTCGGACTTCCCGCTGCTGCTCTCGGCTGCCGCGAACAAGATGTTGCTCGCGACCTACGCGCTGGCGACCCCGACCTACCGGCAGATCATGCTGCGGCGCGACTTCCGCGACTTCAAGCCGCACCGTTACCTGCGCGTCGGCGACTTCCCCAATCTCCTGGCGCTCGCCGAGAATGGTGAGATCCAGGTCGGCACCATCGGCGAGAGCCGGGAGACGGTGAGCCTCAGCACCTTCGCCCGGCGCGTCCGTGTGACGCGCCAGATGCTGGTGAACGACGATCTCGGCGCCTTCACCGACTTCGCCTCCATGATCGGTCGGCGCGTCACCGACTTCGAGAACGCCACCGCCTATGCCCTGGTCAACCTCGCCAATGGCGATGGCCCGACGCTGGAAACCGCCGGCGGCACGGTGTTCGGGACCGGCACGGCACGCGCCAACAAGGCCACGTCTGGCACGGCGCTCGATGAGACCAATATCGGTGTCGGTCGCGCTGCCATGATGCGGCAGAAGACGCTGGATGGCCTGCCGATCTCGCTCGGGCGGAACATGCGCCTGCTGGTCGGGCCGTCGCTCGAACTGACGGCGCTCAAGATCACGACGGCGATCACGCCGTCGAGCTCGGGCAACGTGAACCCCTATTCCGGGCTGCTGCAGCCGATCGTCGAGCCGCTGATCCCCAACAACCGCTGGTATCTCTTCGCCGAGCCGTCCTCGGCGCCGGTCTACACCTACGGCTACCTCAACGGCGCGGAGGGACCGCAGGTCACCACCGGCCCCGTGCAGGGCGCCGATGGCGTCGAGGTGAGCGTGATCTTCGACTTCGGCGTCGGCGCCATCGACTACCGTGGCGGCTGGTTCAACCCGGGGACGTAATCCCGGCGTCCCCTTTCCATCACAACCCCATGCAGCGGGCGTCCTGCGGACGCCTGCTGCGTTTCAGGAGATCCAACCATGCGCAACTGCATCCGCCCCGACGCGCGCTCCATCCCCATGGTCGTGCCCTATTCCGGCGGCATCCTCTCTGGCCAGGGTATGCTGGTCGGCGCGTTCTTCGGCGTCGCCGCATCGGACGCGGCGCAGAACGAAACCGTCGAGTGCGAGACCCGCGGCGAGTTCGAGCTGCCCAAGGAACCGGGGCAGGCCATCACGGCCGGCGCGCGGCTGTTCTGGGACAACACCAACCGCCGCCTCACCACCACCGCCACGGGCAACTTTCAGGTGGCCATCTGCACGGTGGCCGCAGCGGCGGCGGATGCGAACGTGCGAGCGACCCTCGAGCGCGTGCCGGCGTCCGGCGCATGATGGTGCGGCCCGTCGCGCAGCGCATGGCGGACGGCGCATGAGCGCCTTCGCCGCGGCGATGGCGGCGCTGGTGGCGGACGTCAATCTCGGCGTCGCCGCGACGTGGCAGCGCGGAAATGGCACGCCAGCCCAGCTCCGCGTGATCCGCTCCGCCCCCGACGAGGTCTCCTCCGCCTTCGACAGCGGCGTGATCACCGCCACCGACATCCTGACGGTGCCGGTGGCGGCACGGCCCGACGTGCTGCCCGGCGACACCTTCACGATCGGCTCGACCACGCTGGTCGTCCAGAGCGCGCTGCGCGATGCCACCGGCACCGCGTGGCGCGTCGCGTGCAGGCGGTGAGGGGAAGGGCAATGGCCGAGTTCCAGACCATCGCGTCGGAGCGCGAGGATCTGCGCACCCATGTCGAGCACTGCTCCGGGTGAGCCAGGAGCATGGCGCTCGGCCTCACTGCCGTCGTGACGGGCGATCTCCGCAGCCTGATGGCCGCCGAGGTCGCCGCCGGCCAGCGCGCTGCGCGCGGCGCCGTCACCGACACCGGCCGCTGGACGCAGGAGCAGCTCCGCGGCCAGGTCCGCAGCGCCTTCGGCGCGCGCAGCGCGCGGCTCGCCAACACCTGGCGGCTGGGGGTCTATCCCACCAGCGCGCCGACGCTGCGCCCGGCCGCCCTGGTGTCGTCTCGCGCCCCGGCCATCATCGACGCGTTCGATCGCGGCGCGGTGATCCGTCCCAAGGGTGCGGGGAAGTTCCTGGCGGTGCCCCTTGATGCCAACCGCCGCGGCGGGCTGCGCACCTCCAAGCCGCGCGTCACGCCCGCGCAGATGGCCGCCAGCCGCGCCGCCTTCGTGCTGGCCGTCAAGGGCAGCCGCAACAAGCTGTGGTGCCTGCGGGTGACGCAGGCACAGCGGCGCTCGGCGGCGGGGCGGATCTCCGACATCGCCATCGCCGGGAACCTGCTGCAGGTCGGCGCGCGCGGCACCACGCTGCGCGGCGCCTATCTCTCCCGCGGCAAGCTGACGCAACGGCTGCTCGCGCAAGGCTTCGCGCCGATGTTCCTGCTCGTGCCGGAGCTCCGCCTGTCCAAGCGCCTCGACATCGCCGCCGTCGCGCGCGCCGCATCTGCGCGGATGGAGACCACCCTGCGCAGCCGCTGGAGCCGCGAAGCATGACGACCAGCACGCGCGAAGCCGCCATCGCCGCCTTGTTCCAGGTGCTGGATACGGCCCGCACCAGCCTGTCCCCGGCGCCGACGCTGCTGCGCAACGAGACGGTGCCGCAGAACCTGCCAGCGGGCGGCGTGATGGTGCTGCAGGAGGGAGAGACCGAGGAGGCGACGGGGATGCTCTCGCCGCTCGCCTACGCCATCCGCCATCGCGCCGAGCTGGAGATCACCGTCGGCGCCGCGACCGAGGCGACACGCATCTCCCGGTTGGAGGACATCCTCGGCATGGTGTCTGGCGCCATCGTCGCCAATCGCACGCTGAGCGGCGCGGTCGAATGGGCCGAGCCGGGTTCGCCGCTGATCGAATCCGTCCCGGTCGACGGCGCGTCCGCGCTGAGGTCGGCATTGCTGCCCATCACCCTCTGGTTCACCGCCTCCGGCACTCCGCTCGGCTGATCCGGCCGCGCGACTTCCCGCAACGTCAGACACAGGAGCCCCGCCATGCCCGGCGTGATCGGCGCCAACGCCAACCTCTACATCAAGCCCGAGACGACCTACGGTACGCTCGCCACCGGCAACTACACCCGGCTCGGCTTCCTGCGGGCCGGCCTCGGCGTGTCGCAGCAGCTGCTTGACGTGCGCGTGCTCGGCCTCGGCCAGGGGCGCGACCCCGGCGACCCGATCCTCGGCGAGATCGACACCGAGGGCGAGGTCGAGATCCCGATCAACCAGGACGGCCTCGGCCATTGGCTGCGCCTGCTGTTCGGGGCTCCGACCACGACCGGCACGAGCCCGGACTTCGTGCATGTCTTCACGTCGGGCGCGGCGTCGCTGCCCTCCGTCAGCCTGTCGCTCGACTACGGCTCGGTGCTGACCGACCGCTATCTGGTGCTGACGGGCGTCCGCGCCGGGAGCATCTCCATCGGCTTCGGTCCGACCGGGCCGGCCACGGCGCGGCTCGGCCTGATGGCACAGGGCGGCGGGCTGCAGGCCACCGCCGTGCATGGCAGCCCGACCACGGCGACGGGCGAGAACTTCAACCGCGCGCAGGGCCGCATCCTCAAGGACGCGACGCCGCTGGCGCTCATCACCGACGCCACCCTCGACATCTCCAACGGCATCGAGCCGCTGCGCACGATCCGCTCCGACC